TAATGCTGACGTTACCTCCTAAATTTAAACAAGCACTAGGTAATGGTACTAGAACATCTTTATACCCTTTGGTTAGGATATATAAGGGTGTACAGATAGATGATGAGATTCCTGAAGAAGCGTCAATTAATTTATCAATTAAGGAAACAAACATAAGTGGTGAGGCGTATAATCCTTTACTACTTAATAGTCCTTCTATAAGCTCAAAAGCCGACATTATAAATAACAAATACACAATTTCGAGTGTATCTTTGTCTATATCAAATGCTCCCTATAATGGCAAGATTTTTTCAGACGATATTCCAAGTTTATTAAATGCAGTAGTACAAGTATATTACGCTGCTAATGGACTTAATACTTTAGATGATTGTTTACTTGTCTATACAGGCACTATTAGACGTTATTCACAATCGGCAGAAACTTTAAGCCTTACTTTAGAAGATTTAACTGAACAAAAACTTAAAACTAAAATACCTGCAACATTAATAGAAGATGAAGATACTTTTACAGAAGAAAATATTGGGCAACCTTATCCTATGGTATATGGATATGTTGATAAATCGCCTTTAGTATTAGATAAATATGATTCTTTAGCTATAGATAAGCCTGAAAAAGAAATTGGTGGTATATGGGAAAATGTATCAAATGTTGATTTCAAAAATAGTTTTATTAATGACCAGCATCCACTTGTATTAGGAGAAGGGTGGCTTAAGAAAAAATCTTTTTTATACACCTACAATAATGGTTATTTGCCTATTATGGAAGAAATACCTCATAAATTTGGAAGTAGAAGTTATACTTTTTATGAAAAAACAATGTATAATTATGAAGATACAACAAATAACAATTCTGCAAAAATCAATTTAAATTCTAATAATTTTATTTATGAAAAATATACAGGTGATGATACAGAAATAACTGGTGTTGGAAAAGTTGGAATACCAACAAGAATCTATAGACCTGTTAAAAAAATAAACTTTTTTGCTAATAATCATACAGTTTTATATACTACATTTAATGGTATACCATATTATCATTCAAGTTCTTGCAACAAATTTTTTGGATTTAGTGATAATTTAAATTACAATGCCACAAAAACTGTGAATACTATAGATACAAATGACGATTCTATTAATAATTTATTTACTAATGCAGACAATTTATATCAACAAGATTGGGATACAAATAATGCTAATGCAACATTTAATTGGTGGAAAACTACAGAGTTAAATTCTTTAAGTGGAACTAATGATTTTGATGGGTTTTTTAATGATGTTGATGAAAACTATAAACAACAAGCTAAAAATCCTAATTTTCCAATAGAATGGGTACAAAATAATAATAATAAATCAGGTTTACATATAAACGCACAAAATAGACAAGAACATTATGAAACAGGCAGTTATGCAAGATTAGAATTAATAGAAGATATTCCAAGCTATCCTTGTGTAACTAAGCTATTATATAAAATTGATTATTTTACTCCTGATAATATTGGTGATTTAGCACCTGCTGAACCTTCAGCGTTTTGGGTAGAAAGAAATTTAATAAGAAGGCACGATAATTTTAACAACAGTTTTGGTGATATGGTAACTGATATTAATAATTGGGAAAAAAATCACGATGAAGAAAATTGGACTACTGCTTGTGAAGTACCAAATGTAGACCACGTATTTGATTCTAATTCTGGACAGTTTAGATATACAAATGAATCTTTAGGTGGTAATGATTACGACAATATTATACTAGGGTTTGATACTACAAATAGCACAGAAAGTATTTGTTGGGGTGTTCCGTCACTTATAGGTAATACTAATAGAATATCATCTTGTATAGCAAATTTAAAACAATTATATACATTGCAAGATGTATTGGTAGTAGAGTATCCAAAAGAAAAGTTTTTTAGTGCTATAAAAGGTAGAACTATAGAAGATGCAGTATTAACTAAGCCACATAATATTTTACAAGATATATTAAAAGAAGAATTAGCTTATGAAAAAGATATTGTTATGCCTGATAATAATATACAAGATAATTGGATTAATAGTTTTTCTATGAATCAACAGTCTGAAGTTAAGAGTGTTATAGAAAATCTTTTCAAATCGTCGATTTATATTCCATCATTTGATAGTGGAGGTAATTTTAAATTTATAGACCTAAAACAAAACATTGAAGATTATGACCAGTTTAAAACTATAGATAATCAAGATATTGTAAAGTATTCTTTTGCCTTAACTAAATTAGAAAATGTTAAAAACCAAGTAAATGTTAAGTATAAAAAAGATTATGGTTCAGGAGATTACGCAGAAGAAACAGGTTATGGAATTGAAGATAATAATCAAATTAAAAAAAATACATTAGATTTAGTCACGCAGCAATTAACACCCGATATGGTTTATGATATTTCTTATTATGGTATGAAAGATGAAGATTCTAAACTAGAAGTAGAAACTGAATATATTAGAGATAAAAATACGGCACGAAAATTACAAAGAAGATTGCTTATGTGGTATGCTAACCAACACCTTACAATGAAATTAGATTTACCTCCAAGTTATATACATTTAGAAGCAGGTGATTATATTAGATTTGATGAACTTATAGGTGGTAAACTTGCTTTTGGATTTGACTATACACAAGAATTTGTTAAAAATGGACAACTTATATATCCTGTATTTTTTGTTACTAAAACAGCTAAATCTTTAAGCAAAGTAAGTTTAGAGTTAGTTCAAGTACATCGTGGCGATTTTGGTATGAATAATGACAATTTAGGTAGTTTTTTAATACCTAATCCTTATGATAATATATTATACCAACCTATTATTAATACAGATGAAGATTATTTTGACGCAATATGGAATAATGATAACAACTCATTAGAAAAAGGAAATATATATTCAGTAGTAAATACTAATTTAGAAACAAATATTAATATAGATATAAAGTTAATTTATTCATCACATAATTTTAGTTATGGAGATGTAAATATAGCTGAAGGTGATAATAATATAAATGCTAATGATTTAATATTTTCTGTAATATCTGAAACTGATTCTTTATATGGTGATAATGTGCAATTAAATCCTTTATTAAATTATGAAAATATACAAGTTGAAGGATTTGATGATATAGATTTAACATTTAGAATAATAATATCTTCTATTGAGCATCAAGAATATAATAAAACATTAGATTTTTCACAAAAAATAGAAAAATTACAATATCAAACTGGCGATTTAAACCAAGATGGAATCATAAATATATTAGACATAATTATTCTTGTAAATCTTATTTTAGATGATAGTCCATATAATGAATTAGGCGATTTAAATGGTGATGGTGGATTAAATATATTAGATATTGTAACTTTAGTGCAAAACATATTAGGTAATTAAATGATATACAATAAAACACAATTAGCAGATGGTAAATCTACAATAATATGCAATAATGGTAGTTGCTCTATTGAATCTAATGTAGATATATTAGGTATAGAGATAGACTTTACAGGTACGGCAGATATTACGCCAACATTACCTGAAGGTTGGATAATGCAAGGTAATAAAAGTAAAATACTACTAATAGGCTTACAAGGGTTAGCCGTTAAAGATTTACAACTATTCACCTATGAGGGTACTATTAAGATAAAAAGGGTAATTATAGCCAACAAAGAAGGTAAACGTATTTTATGTAATATAGAAAATGTAAATCCAACTTGGAAAAATCAATATTGGGATACTTCAATAGAAGCAGATACTTGGGATAATTTTAAAAGTAATGTTAAAAAAGGCAAAGCTAGTAAAACTAAATACAATTTACCTGATTATGATCTACCTAAAGTAGATAAAACAAAAATTAAAACAAAACGTAGAACAACAACATCTACAAATGGTGTTAGTTCAGGAGGATCAGGAGGATATTAATGGGAAAGCAAGTTAAAACGCCAAGATTTTATGTAGATATGCCTACATTTTTACACGCTACAGGACAATTAGGTTGGGATGCAACCTCTAAAGGTGGTGCAGAACTTTTGTATATGAATTGTGCTAATCCATTTTTAGAGTTAGAAACATCTGATGACCCACAAGTTAAGTTTATTTTAGGCAGTACAGAAAACAATCCTATTAAATCTTCTTTTCCTATAAACTTTTGTGCTTTATTAAACCATAATCTTGGTACTGATTCCAAAGATTTTAAAGTAGTAGGCAAAGGTGGGTATGGTGATGGCTTTGAAACAGAATTAACAGAATCTACTACTAATGTTATGAATTACTACCCTAATCCATATTACAATGGTACAAGCATATTTACGTTTAGTGAAGAAAACAATTATTTTAATAGCTTTAATTTATCTTACGATGCAAATGAGTTTGACGACTACACACATCAATTAGGTTCTTTTGTTATAGGTAAATATTTTGATGCTCCTAATTCGCCTGATTTAAACCTTACAATGTCAAGACGATTTGATGGAATAAAGTCACAAAAAACTATAGGTGGTAAGACGTTATCTAACATTTACTATGATGGACCAACAGAATGGACTATGAATGGTCCTAATGGAACTTACAAATATCCACCATTTGAATTAGATTACCCCTCTACTACAACAGATGAACAATTAGGTTATTTTAAACCTAAAAGTGGTTTAGGTAGAAAAGGATTAAGAAGTTGGAAACTATCATTCTCTTATATAGCAGAAAATAATATGTGGATGGAAAACGAAGTATCAAACCAAATAACTTCAGATACTGGTGCAGGAGATAACCATAATTCTATGTTATCAGATAATAGCTTTAACTTTGTATGGAATTGTACATTAGGTGGTACTCTGCCATTTATATTCACAGACGATAAAGAATCTAACGAACCTGATAGATATGCTATATGTACATTTAGAGAGAATACTTTTAGTGTGCAACAACAAGCACATAATGTTTATAAGGTTAGTATGACGATTGACGAGTTGGCTTAGCATTAGGTAGCACAATACCCATTTCTATAACTGCCCATCTTTTTATTTCTTCAATAAGTTCAGTAAACTCTGGCTTAGATAATTGTTTGGTAGATTCTACATTATACTTTTCTTTTATAACCTTGTGCATTTCGGCTTCAGTATAACCTAAATCTTTTGCTAATATCCTTATAATAACTCTATAGTATGCGTTTTGTTGTGGAGAACGCACTTTTTCGGCAGGTTTTATTTCTAAGTGAACATCACCCTCAATTAGCCTTAAATAATCCCTAAATCCAAGATTATCATCAAGTGTTAATTTGCCTTGTTTTATAGTTCCTGCGAATTTCATTCTGCGAAATATCCTCTCAATAAATAAAATGCTTCTTTCCATAGGTTAAGATTATACTTTTCTTCAAATCGCCTTAGACCCAAATTATGACGTTCAGTATGATGTTTTCTGCAAATAGGAACACAACTAAAGTCTTTTAATCCATTTTTATTAGCACCACCCATCGCTAAATGTTCTAAATGGTCTGGGTCTACTGGCGACACCCCACACACTATACAATGCTTAGACTTAATATACTTAATATAATCGTTATTAGTTTTTATCTGATATTCTCTCTTTCATATCATAATATGTTTCTATTGATTCTATAACTATAGCCATTATAACCATAACACCTATAGCAGTTAATAAAAATCCAAATATTAGCTCCATTCTATTTTCCTTTTATTCTTTTTAACCATTGTTCCGTTTGACTTTTTGGTTCAAGTAGTTCGTTATGTTTCTCGGCTTCATCTCTATCCAGAAACTTCTTGCCGTCTTTAGTTATCCATACAAAGTGTAATTCTTTTTTAATCATATTTTTCCTTGTTTAATATAAGGGGTGGCTTTTACACCACCCCAAATTATATTTTATTTTCTTTTCTTACTTTGTTTTATTTCTTTCTCATCTTTTTCTATTACTTTATTTAATACATTTGATAGTATATTTGATAACTCATCATAAGTAATATCTTTTTTTTCTTTTTTCATTTTTTACCCTTTCGTTTTATTTCAAAAAACATATCGCCAACATTGACAATAATACAATATACGAATAATATTTGACAATTCCTAATACTTTTTTTTACGACGATGTAAAGATTATCTTGAATTAATAGAGAAGAGATAGTGCGAAGAAAGGTAAACGCTAAAAGCAGGAAGAATGAATAAAGACCCACTACCTATCTCTTATCTAATCATTTCTTTAATAGGTATTAAAAGTCCTTCGCTTAGATTGTCATCTCCACCCTTAACTTTTTTTGCAATACCTAAATTATGTAATTTTTTAATCTTTTGTTTTAGTTGTTCTATATTAAATATTAAACTAAATTCAATCTTACCTTTATAATAAAAACAATAAACCCAAGTTGATGCTTTAGATACAGAAATACCTGACAACTTTCCTCTACATTTATACTCTATAAATAAGTTTCCAGTTTTTTTCCAAATATCTCTTTCAGTTTTTACTTCAACCCAACAATTACCATCAAATATTTCTTGTATGTATTGTTCTCCAATATTACCAAACTCTAAATCAACATCAAATCTATTATCTTTATTAAGTTTATTCATTATTTTCCTTTTTATTTAATAGCCAATCATTCAATTCTTGTACTACATACATCTTTCCTCTGTCCTCTTTTATAATCTGGACATCAACGTGTTCTGATGGTGCTATCCATTTCGGCAAAGCCTTACGAACTTT